ATTAAACTTGGCATATACTTTCTATGACGATTAATTAATTTAGCAGTCTCAGCAACAGTGTATGCTCGTTGTCTATTTTTTCTAAAGTCAGAACGCAAACATGTTTCTATTCTATCTTTATTAATATTATAAACAGTTACCATTCCAGTAGAACGTGAACTATGATATAGCCTTACAAGATCACCATTTAAAAACCAAACCTTTTGATTTCCTTTTATTACAGGCTCGTTATTGTACGCTTGGCTCTGGATTTTTCCTTTTGCAGTATCCATCTACCTTGCTCACTTTCTGAAGGAGGGTGAAAAAAAATTCTTGATCCACATAACACACAAAAGATCTCTATATGTTCGGTTGTATTGTATTGTCTATCGACAAGCATACGACCTTTGCATTTTTTGCAAAAAATCATTTCCCACCCTTAACTTTAGTTTGGTATACCAAGAATAATTAAATTAACTGCTAATGATAAATCTCCAGAAGCACCAAACCTAACTATTCCTTCTACTCTAGAAGTTGTAACTGTTTTTAAAATAACACTAACATTTTGTCCAGCAGGTGTGTTTCCAATGTTTACTGGTGTAGCAGTGGCTATTGGTTGGTACTTAAAGTCGCTTGGAAAGTCATATGAGAATGTTTTTTCGTTTCCTGCTGATACTGTTGAGTTGTTTGCTACCTCAACATACCCGCCAATCATACGAGCCTCAGATGTTTTTACGCTTTGCTTTCCTGCGCTTACGGTATCTACCGTTGTGTAGTTGTAGGTTGCTGAAGAAACCTGTGTAGACAGATCATTAATAGTATCAGCCAACTGATAGATGTATGTAACATCTAAGGGTTGTCCTCGTTCTGGTAGCGGTACTTTAGCCATTATCTCTCCATTATATCATTAGATCGTATGCATTGCAGGGTTATAAACCAAAAGGTTTACAGAATCTCTTGTTATTGGTTCACCCTTTAAGTAAACTTCTATTGTTACTCTATTTGGTGCTTGTGTTTGATCTACACCATTAATATAAAACGTAGTTGGATGAACAAGATTAATGGAATTACCAGAGATTCTTTGAACATAATTCCAGTCTCCATTTCCTGCAGCCCTACTCCACTTTACCCAAACATCATAATCTTTAGCCTGACGAATTACCTGAGTGCCTATTTTAATAGTAACTGTATCCCATGCAACAGTAGTTATTCCTGAAGAAACAATGGTTATGTTTCCAGGAACATAAATATATTCTGGATCAAGCGTTACTATTGGTGACCAGTGTGAGGTTCTGTTTTTATCTTCAGAAATAATTCTATATCTTATATCATATTTTTCTGTAGTACTATTTATTGTTGGAAGATTATCTTGTTCAACTTTAACCTTTTTAATAGTTTCATTTTCCATTATGTTACCCCAATTGAAAATCTAAATTCAATATAATTACTTGTATTTGGTGACTTAATAATTGTTTCTGCACCGTCAGTCTTAATTACTGAGTATCCTGTTAAGCCATATAATGGGTTAACTGTTGCTACGTTTTCTAATCTAATGGCATCCAAAGCAATGTAGTAATCTTCAGATGGAACTCCACCATCAATAACACATGCATAAATTTTAACAACTGTTACGGCGTTCCAAGTAAAGTTTGCGCTTGTATATAATTCCTGTAGTTGCTTAGTAACAACAAAATATCTATTTGTTGAAAAGTCTTGAACATCTTCTGGATTCCCTGATGTTCCATGATTTATTTCTGCTTCAAACCTTGCAAACCCAGTAGGTGTTGATGCATCTGTATCTGCAAAATCTACTAATATTCTAATTGTTTCTGGTATTGCTAAAGAGTCCCCATCTTTATTTACTAAAGAAAATGCTAGTTTTAGTTCATCAGTTGGAGAGTTTCTTGTAAAGTCTACATTTGCTCCAGTTAAATGGATATGATTTGATCCAGGCTCTATAACAAAGTGATCTGCTGCTGGACCACTTTCTTCATTAATTGTAAGATCTGAGTCATCGCCTTGAATAAAAATTGTATTATTTAAAAATCTACATCTTTCATATCTTGCTGAACGAGCAGGCTTGTAAAAAATAGAGTTATCTGCATTTGTTTGAAATACTGATTCTGCAATAGCAATAACATTGTCATCATTTGGATCGTCAAGTGGTGAAGAATAAGAAGGGATTGCAGTTGCAGCCGATGCTGTATGATGTTGCCAGTTTTCTGCAGTTGTAAAAGCAAAAACTGTTTTACTGTCATATGCTCCAGCGGAAGGGTTAGATCCTGCTGAGTATAAACCAACCTCTGTAATCTCATATCTTTCTTCTGTTGGTAGTTCTGCAGTTAAAACAATTTTATTAACACCATTTTCATTAACAAACCCTCTGGATGAAACTGGTATTCTAAACATTTCAAAATCAAGGGCTTCCTTTGTGGCAAAATTACCAGGGGTGTCTTCAAGGTCAAGTGGGGTAGGACCACAGCCAACCGCTATAAAAGAAGCATAGGCAGGAGCCTGTCCAAGCATATATTTTCCTATAATGCTTTTACCAGTGTTAGTTATCATGACGTGATTTCTCCAAATTCCGCTTCATATATTGTACCACTTACCGTAATTTCTATCTCAATCTGCTCATCTTGTTCAACATTTACAGCCTCAATTACTAGGTTTCCATTTGTAGAATCAATATATATGTGATTTCCATTAGGACCAGTGCCAACTTTTGGTATCTTATTTTCAAGTTTAATAGGAAAATTAGCAAAATACTTATCAGATGTAGCCTGAACACTAAGTATATTATTAGGGTTATATTGCTGCTGAATAGATGAAAGGTTCTTGATTGGCTGATAAGAAACTTGCTGACCATTAATAATATCATTACGAGCAATATTGATTAACTCTTGCCCACCAATATTTTCAAATATAAGATCAGTCATTACCTCAATTGGTAATTCATCATCATTAAATAAAACTGTATCAATTGGTGCTGTTTTTACTGGAGGAGGTGGCGGAAGCGCAGCAGCAACTGAAGCAGTTGTTATGTCTGCTGGAGTTATTGGTGTAGCACTTGTATATCCGCCAGAATATGTACTTCCTCCGCCACTATCTGTAGTAGTTGTAGTAGTTGTTGTAGTACCAGTTTCAGTGGTACTTGCTGTTGTTGTGGATGTTGTTGTTTCATCTACTTTTGTTGTTTCTTGTGTTTGAGGAACTAGTGGTGGTGGCACGTCAACTTTTGGCGTAGGTGCTTTTGGTGGTGTTGAAACTTTGGGTGGAATCTTTACAGTTGTTCCAGCCCATATCATGTTACCGCCTTGATATTTAGCCTGTTCTGTAAATTTAGGATTTGCTGCTAAAATTGCTTTAACTGTTGTATTGTTTTCTTTTGCAATAGATGAAAGGGTATCTCCTCTTTCAACAGTTACTTTAATTGGTGCTGCTGGCGCAGGTACAACTGCAGCCTTTTGTACGCTTTGTGGAACGTAATCTTCACCACCACCATCAATCATATTTCCATAAAATCTCATATTATACCTCACTCAAATATGCTGTCATATTTGGTCCGTCAGTTCCTCTAGAGTATTCAATATTATATACTACAAATCTACTTGTATCAGAAGAAACAAGATCAAGACCAGTAGAGTCTTTATAGTTAAGTGTAACTATATCTCCAAGTTGAAGAGTTGGGATAGAAAACATATTAACACCAACAGATTTTTTAGGATGCATAATCTTATTAATAATCCACCCCATTAAGGCATTAGCATCATCATCTGTTTGAACATATATACTGTCGATTGTAAAATCATTCTTTCCATAAATCATTCTGCTTTGTCTAATTTCATCATATTTAGCCTTTTCAACTAAAGGAGAAAATGCTAAAGTGCTACCTACAAACTCTGGATCTGACAAGTTTCCACGCTTTTTAAAGTACTCATCTACAGTTAATTCATGAGTGGTGTCTTGTGTAAATGTTATACCCTGAATTCTTAAAAAGTTACCAGTAGTTTCGTCAAGACTTAAGGCTTTATCTGTAGCATTAAATATTAAAAACTCTGCTCCATATGAGTCTGCTTTAAATCCAGAGGTAGTGTAGCCTTTAATTCTGTTAAAGGTTGGAGATAGTTGTGCATATAGTGCTGGGTATGCACGATCATATTTAACATCAAAGTATGCACACTCACGCATAATTGATCCAAATTCTTCAAAATACATATTGTACTTAGGTGGCTCCTGTGCACTAATACCAGATAGGTATGTTGATTGAATAATACCACTCATTGCATATTTTCTAAATGATTCGTTTGCATTAATTTTGCCATCTGAAAGAGCAGAAGATAATGTTTCTCCAACTGTAAATACGCTATTTTGAGAATAGTTTTCTGAAAGTGCATAAATGTTTTCAAACATAACTCTTGATGATCCACGAGTAAACAAAGCCATATTGTTATAAATTGGAAGTGGATCTGTATCGTCTACAACCTTAATAAGTTTATTATTAATGTATAAATAGAACCTTCTAGTTTTTCCAATATCTTGATACTCTACTGATAAGTCATATACGGTTGGATTGTCTTCTCCAGACATTCTATATTGTCCAGTAAATCTTCCATCGTCTACAAGTATCTTTGAAAGACCACCCCAAAGTTTAATTGGTATTGCATTATTATTTGAAGAATCTTTTTTAACCTTATAAAATACAATATTATTAATAGACTTTTCAGCCTCACCTTTTGTATTTAACTTTAGATAAGAGTTAATATTATCTTCAGTTAGTGCAATAATTTCAAAATAATATCCATTGTTTGTTTCTGGATTAAGCAATACTGCTAAGCCACCTGAACCTCCACCAATATTAACATTTTGATCTGGCTGTGTTCCAGAAGCCTGATAGTAGGTTGTACTACCTATTGGAGTTTGTGTTCTACTTGTATTGTTTTCTATTTTACCAATAATTCTAACCCTTGTGCCAAAGTGTTTGTAAGCATTATTTAATGACTTATATACATAAGAAACAAAGTTGAGTGGCGTATCTGTAGTTTTAAATGATGGACCATTCATAACTAATGCTGATGACTGAATAGTTCCAGTTTCAGTGCTCTTTAAATTATTTACCTGTGTTTCTGTTAAATAATTATTTGACATAAAGTTTTTTATAATACCATTACGAGTTGTTTGTCTGGCAAGAACATTGTCAACACCTGCTGCGCCAAGCGTAGTTGATGGATAGGTAACATCTTCATCTAACTGTGTTGTAAACATGTATCCCGCTTGCATATTACATCCACGAACATAGTCATTATTAGACCAGTAATCGCTAATACCTGCTGTATGTTCAACTATCGTTGTTCCAAATTGACCACGACCATGGTCTACTACAGCACCATTTTGTAGCCTTGTTATGCCATCGACTGTTTCATAGTATGGTGTTGTATATATTCTTATTAGTCCCGTTGGATAAATTTTTCCATTAAATGGTATTGATGCAAAATATCTTTGGTACTCTTGGTTACTGCTAATCCAGACATTGCCTACCCCAGTTATACTAAACTCTGCGGCATCATACTTTATTACTTCACCATTTGAATATAGATACCCATTGTATCTTGTTATCCAATATATATTTTCTCCAAGATCAATCACATTATTTGTTATAGCATGATTGACTACTGTTGGTGCTACCGCAGGAATAATAGAGTTTAGTGGCATTGCTCCTAAAACATATGCTCCTTGCTTAGATGCAATTTCATTTATTGTTTTAGTATTTTCAGTTCCAGATACTTCCCAAAGCAAAGATGGTTTATATATCCAAGTTTTATTTTGATCAACCATGCTGGACTGTCTAATGCTTCCGTATGATCTTTGAATATATCTAGTTGTATAGTTTATCTTTCCATCGTTATAAATCTTTTTATCTTTTGATGCAATAGATATAATATTAGGAAGATTTCCAGATGTAGAATTTTCAATAACGCCAGTATCTGTTTGATTATTTGATCCAGACAAAACGAAGTCTGTTGATCTCTGATCTACTGTTGGCATTAAATAGTCTTTACTCATAACTACAAAGTTATTGTATTCATCAAAAAACATTGCTGTCTGAGTGGCAAGTGCCAATTGATTTAAAACTTGTGCAACATTTTGATCTGGAGCAACAAAAAAATATGGAATGATTGGGTCTGACTCTCCAGTAACACGTCTAAAGGTATAGTTTGTAAAACCAATATAATCAAGAAGTGTTGTTATTGCATAACTTAAAGATGTTTGGGTAGTTAATAGTCTTGGTGCTGACATAGATTCTAAGAAAAAGAAAAAATCTCTTAACTGGATAGATATTGTTCCTGCAGTTACATCTGCTTGTGGAAAACCCTCTGAGTATAAAGTTTTGATAGGAACATAATAATCAAACCCATTTACACCTAAGATTACTTCATAAAAATTAAATTTGATGTTTTTTCTTACATATTCTGAAACAATGCTTGAAGAATTTTGATCATTAAATGCTTGGTCATCATCAAACAAAGATATCTCTCCGTTAGATGCAAGCAACTGTCCAACTGGCAAAGATGTAATCCCAATATCAGAAAGTGTTTTAGTAATTCTAAAGTCAGTAACTTTATCAGAAATATCAACAATTAATCTTGGAGACATCTCAATTAAATCAAAAGTAGAATCAAACTTATTCATAACATCAACGACTATACGCATTCCACGTATATATTGGAATTCTCTATAAGTTACGTCTCCGTCTATATCATTGTCAAATGAGTCTGGGGATGTTAAATCAGTTACAAAATTAGTGTTATTTGCTACCTCTTCTGAACCTAACTGCCATCCATACTGTGGTGTAAATGTTGCATAGTCTCCATTAGTCCAGATATAGAATGTTCCACGATCCCCTTCGTTTTCAATAACAAGGTAGGCATAACCTTCTACGCTTGTTTCTGGAAGCAATGTGTCTGAAGATAGTGTTTCTGCAAATACAAAAGAAGACTGATACTCTTCTGGAATAATTAAACCATATTCAAGTTCAACGTATCCATCTGTATCTATGATTGGTTCTCCCGATGCTCTTGTGTCATTTTCTCTAAATGAATATGCATCTACCCAACTATTACCCTTAAGGTACTGAACCTTCCATCTTGTGGGAGTTGTTTTATTTGCAGTTCCAAATAATGGATCTGCTATTGAAGAAGTTCCATTAATAAATGGACCTAAATTAACATCACCAATGTTTGTCTGCATTTTAATAATAATTCTATTGGTTGGAACGTTTTCTTTATATACAACAAATGGAACAGCATCATCAATATAGTACAAGCCATTAGAAATATTTTTAGCAATGCCTCTTTCAATATTATTTTCTGTTCTATATGATGTCCAATACTTAAACTCATCATACCTAGAAGGCATATAATATCTTGGTCTTTGTGCCATTGATGCACCAGAGTTTGCTAAAAATTTATTATTAAAATATAGTGGTTTATTAATACCTGATCTAGGTCTAAATGGCTTTAAGCAATCTTCTAAAGAATATATCATCTTCATCTTATCTTTAGTTGATGTAAATAACTGAGGCACATTTGAATTTGTAAAACCACCATCAATTACTACATCGGCATCTGTTGCTCCAGTAAAATAATTTCCAGCATCTAGTTGGTCAAAATCATTTGGTAGTGTAAAATATTGTGAAGAACTGTCTAATGGTCTATACCTATAGTTGCCAAGTTTATAAATATTGTCTGGCATATTCATATTCCACTCAGCCAAAACTAATGACTGAAGTCTAACTGTTGCAGATGTTTCTAGGTGTGTCTTTAGCGCTTCATTTACAAACACTTTAGACCTCTTCCAGCGTTACCGAAATATTCCAAAGATCATGGTTACCACCACCACGTTTTACGACAGTATAGTTGAAGTCAGCAAAGTATACCTGCATAATTTGATTATATTGTGCTAGATGACCATAAGCAGCACTATCTTTACCAAAGTTATTATATTTATCATATGCCAAATACATCCAGAATGGACCCTTATGGTTTTCATACCAATCCAATAACTCTACTCCACCTGCTCCACCATCTGCTGTGTACTCTTGACCAGCAACATTTTTATATGGTGAAGCACCAGTTGTTGGATTAAAATCTGCTGGTAAATGAAAACCTCTAGATGGCAATAGATTCCAAGATAATGACATAGTTAACTTGTCGGCAATATGATAAGACCTCATCCTACCATTGATGGTTCTTTGACGTTGTTCTATTCTTACTGGTTTAAATTGAAGTTCCCCTCGATTATGGTCAGAAAGTATTAAGAACTGGTCTAGAAGGGCTTCATCAGCCCCCTCTGGGGCATCTACGCCTATTTCATAGCCTGTTGGTACATAAACTCCATCTACCAAGGTTCCTGCGTTCTCAGACCAAAGTAAAGCCTGTGGGCGTTGATATCTACGACGACCTGTTAAATATGCTGCGGTAGCCATTATCTTTGTCCTCTAATTCTCTGTGAATCAATATACTTAATCTGACCCATTACTGCTCTAGCAATATCGTTAGAACTTGCATTTGATTGTGGAACTGTAATTCCAATATTATAATTATACATGGTCGTAGAACTGTCTGAAACCGTTGTTGCTACAGATGTTATTGTTGGCATCACTACAGATGAATTATTAGATGAATAAACTGCTGGAGTCATATCTTCAATCATTGAAGGGAACTTAGAATTATTCATCTGATTAAGCATTGGACCAAATCTCTTGGTTGCAGCCTTATTCATTACAAACTCTCCAGGGGTAAGCATTGCTGGAACTGAATCAGATCCAACTCTACCACCTGCAGCAAAATACTTAGGAACCATTCCGCCATAGTTCATTGGCATAATCTTTCCACCATACATTTTCTTTTGTGTACTACTACCGCCACCTCCACTGCTTGTATAAACAGTATTAACAATATTTGTTGTTGTAATAATTCTATTTACATTTTCTGTAAGGGTAATAGTCTTACTCTTTAGTGCCTGCCAAGAAGCAAGAATTGCTGCTGTGTTTTTAGCAGACTTACTTGTTTCTGCTTCAACAGCCTTCATTTTAGACTCTACAGCAGTTAATTCTGTATTAATAATTACCCACTGATCTTTTGTCTGACCTTGGTAAGTAATGCTCTTAATAAGTGCATCAGTTTGTTTCTCATATTGCTCTTTAGCAAGAGTTGCTTTTTCAAGAGCCTGTTGTGCTGGTACTAAAGATTCACGTTGCTTCTTATCTATATCAAATTGATAATCTCTAATCTTTTTATTAATTGGCTCACGAAGAAGTTCTTTAGCATAAATCTGATCTTGTATAGCAAGGATCTGTGCTTCAATAACTTGACGTTGTTGTTCTAGTGCAAATGTTTGTTGACCAATTTGGAACTGACGCTCTTCAATTTGAACCCTTGTCATTCCGCTAACTGATACTGCACCAATCTCTGCTTCTCGTGCAGCAGCAAGAACTCCAGATGATCTACGTGATGCAGCCTCTGCAGCCGTTGCCCTCATTTCTTGAGCAGCAGCAGCGGCGGCGGCAATATCTCCTTGACTTAATGCATCAGCAAGTGTAAGTCTTTGTTTTTCTTGTGCTGCAATTTCAGAGTTAAGTTGTGAAATTTTTGACAAGGCTTCTTCTTGGGCATCATATTTTTTATTAATGCTTTCTTCTGCTCTATCAATAAGTCCTAAAGTATTTGAAAGAATGTTAGATTCATCACTTAAGTTTGCAAGCGGTCTATCAAAATTAATATCAGCAGTTCTATTTAAGGTATCAATCTGTGCATTAAGATTATCTATTATTCTTGCTCCATAGACAGTGTTATATTCTAGGTCATACTGAAGGTTGCCAATTTTATCTTGATAATCACTAATAACTTTTTCTGCTGCATCTATTGCTGCTGTTTGAGCATCTATCTCTTTTGTTAGTTCTTTATATGCTGGAGCAGCGTTTCTTTCTTGTTCAACAAGTGCTGATTGTGCATCAAAATAATCCATTGCCGCACCAAATGAATCTTGGAATATTTGGAACTGACCCTCTCTGGTTTGCATGTTAAGGTCTTGCTGTAAGTCTTTAACTGCCTGTGCTGCAGCCTTAGCATCAGTAGCCATTTTCTTTAACTCTTCAGAACTAATGTCTTTTCCATTTATTGCTACGGCAAGTTCGGCATCTGCAACCATTTCAATTGCTTGTGCAGCATCTATTCCAGCAGCCTTTAGTTTCATAAATGCATTCCACTGAGCCTTTGTAGAATCTACAGTTTGTGATTGTGTAAGTTGGTATTCTCCAATTACTGCTTCATCAAATGCTTCTTTAAGAGCCTTGCCTTGTGCAGTTAATACTGGCTGACCATTTTTAATGGTCATATATGTTTTACGAGTCTTATCGTCCATTTGATTAATAAAATCAAGGAACTCTCTATTCATTGCTCCAGGTGCTTGGTTCATAAGGTTTTGCATTACTCCACCAAATTGAGTTAATCCTTTGCCTTTTGTAACCTTGAGCAGTTCATTAATTCCTCCAGTAGCATTAATTGATGCCTTACGAACCATTTTCAGTCTATTTAAAATATCATCAAGTGTTGTATCTCTTGAGCCTGTGTCTCCACCTGTTCCACCTGTACCGCCAGGAATAGCGTTTGGATCTACCTTCCCTTGTCTTCCAACAAGGTCAGCCTTTGCTGCATCCATGTACTTCTTCTTTTGTGCAGCGGCACCCCTACCTCTAAGTTGAGTAATTCCTTGTGCAGCAAGATATGCAGACAGTACATTTCTATCTCCAGCAGCAACAAAGTCAACAATCACACTCTTATTAATTGTTTTAGAAGTACCAACCAAAGTTGTCCATAACTTATCAAATTCTGCAGATGTCATATCTCCAGTAATGCCTAAATTAAGAAATGCCTCTTTGGTTAATTCTTCTCCAGTTATTCCTGCTAATTTTTCAGTTATTGCAACAACTTCTTTTATTTGTGTTGCTCCATCATCATTAACATCAATAGTAATTCCATACTTTTGCTGCATATTAGCAAGAGTTGCAATAGCATTCATATTTTTATCAAAATTCTTTGGATCTTTATTTAAGATATCCATAAAGATTGGAAGATTTGTATCTGTTACTCCAGCCTTCATAAGTAATTGCATTACTAGATTTGCATTTTCACTACCTTGTGTTTCAACAAGAACTGTAAACTGGCTTTCAAGATTTTCGTTATTTGCAAGTTTCATTATAGTTACTGGGTCAAGTGAACCACTAGCAAACTGAACTTGTAGCATTGCCTTAAAGTCTGCGTCTTTTATTCCATCCATGGCTTTCTTTGCTTCATCAGCAAAAACCTTCATAGGTCCTTCTTTATAGAGCGCATCTATTGCTGCATTAATTCCTTTTGTAAATATTTCTGGACCAAAAGCATCTTTTTGTGCAATAAGAAGATTTAGGGCTTCAGCATTTTTAGCATTTAGAGTATCAAGTGCTGCTTTTCTTTCTGCTTCAATTGTTTTAATTTCAGCATCTGTTTTAGCCATTTTAACTTTAATGTCATATTGTTTATTAAGTGAGTCGACAAGACCATTATTCATTGTTACTTGCTCTAAACCAAGTTGAAGTGCTGCAGCACCTAGTTCAGCATTTACTTCTCTACGTTTATTTTGATCTGATAGTCCAGCGGCAACGCTTGCTGATCCTGCTGCAGTAAGAGCAGTTCCACCAGCAAGTAATCCTGCACCTGGAAGACCTCCTGCAGCAAGCGCTGGAACACCTGCTGCTGCCATAAGCCCACCAACTGCTGCAGTAATTCCTCCACCAATAACTTGACCAACATTGGTAAATGTTACAGTGCTAACTGATTGTTCAAGGGCAGTCTTAAAGAAATCAGCCTGTCTATTCATTGATTCCTGCTGAATTGCAAGAGTGATCTTAAGTGGATCTGTTGCAAGGTTTTCGCCATTAGGTCCAAGAAGAGTTGTTAATTTTCCACTAATAATTGCTGGAATTTCATAACTCTTTAATTCTTCACCAAGCGCTGAGGCAATACTTCTTGCTTGATCAGTTGTTATAACTCCTTGAACAATTGCATAAGCAAGGCTATTAGAAATATTTGTACCAATTTGTTGAATTCCTTGACCAGACTTTGCTTGCTTTTCGATATCTGCTAAAAGATTTTTACCAAACTCACTACCAAGAATGTTTTGACCAAATTTTCTTTGTACTGCATCTTCTCCAGTTAAAACATTTTGTCGTTTTCTGTTTGCCTCTTCTGTAGCGCTTACAGTTCCAGTAGTTTCTGCAAGACTTTGAAGTTTATCAGATGTCATATTCATAGACTTAGCAAGATCAACTCCAGCCTTTCTAGCCTTTTCAACATCTTTAGCCATCTTTATAAATACTCCGCCAACAACAGCAATGGCTGCAATGGCTGCTACCCAAGGATTTGCAAGCATAGGAAGAAGCATTGTTATACCCTGCAAACCAAATACAAATGGCATAATCTTTTGTGCCATCTCTCCAACTTGACCACCAGCAAATGAGGCAGCAATTGTTAAACCACTCATTGCTCCAATTCCAACGCCTGCCTTTGAACTGAACTGAGTTAGTTTTTCTTTTGTTGTCATCTGAGCCTTTGTAGACTCTTCCATAGATGTAGTAAGTTTTCTTTCTGCTGCTATCCTACGCTTGGCTTCCTTTAAACTTATTTTTTCTGTTGCTGCTATTAATTGTGCACGAGATAGTTGTGCTGATTGTGATACCGCTCCAACTGTAGTGCTTCCAGTTTTTTGTCCTGTTGGAATACCCTGCTCGGCTCCAGCAATTCTAATCTTGCCAAGACCTGGAATAAATGCTGGCTTTCCACTACGAATTGCATTTGTTGTTTTTTTATTAAGAACTGTTTCGCCCTTACCGATAGCAACTTGTCTTCTATCCCCAATTCCTCCACCAACTACACCTACAGATGTTGGCTTTGCTCTACCAGTTTGACCATCAACAACTCCAGTCTTAGTTCTTGATTTCTTTGTAGGGGTTATGTCTGCTAAAGTCTTCATTGGTTGTGAGTAGAAATTACTCTTTGAGCGATACTCTAGTCCTGCAAGCACAGCCTTTGCTTGATATGAATTAGGATTGATTGAGGCATCATATCTAGCAACAGCACGTAGTGTTTCTGCTGCTCTAGCATTTGTTGGATGTGTTCCAGACTGCAACTTCTTAAGTTCATTTCTATCAATTCCCATTGACTTAAGTTGTTCGTCAGACATTCCAAGTAGATTTTGACCAAGTTTGCCCTTTACAGTATTTAAGTAATTATTTACATATCCTAAATCTGCTACTAGGTTATTAGCCTTCCACTCTTTAACTCCAGCACTTCTTACTTCTTGAATGTGAGATGCTTGAACATTAAATAAATTCTTTTCTTGTTGTGGTGTTAAAACAATGCCTTGTCTTCTTAAGACTTCCTTAATGGCACGAGTCTCTGACATAAATCCTGATTGAGACTGCTTGGCAAGATTTCTAATTGATGATGGTGCAGATGTTCCAGTTGATGAGCCTCTACCAATAGAAAGTCTTCTATCAAGTTGTGAAGCAGTCATTGGGCGACCACGTTCAACATTTCTATCTAAAGCATTTACAATTTTTTCTGTTTGATATCCATCTGCAAGAAGTTGTTCAATTTTTTTCTTAAGAGCAAGTGCAGTTTTTTGACTTGTTGTAGGATATGTTTTACCACCAAATGACAACATTCCGTCTGCAGTAACTGTTGCTTTATTTCCTTGCATTCTTGCAAGCAATTTTGCACTTCTTGCTGCAAACGCTTCATTGCTTTCTTGTGTTACTCCAGATAAACCTAGGACAAGTCTATTTACTTGGCTTGGGTTAGTATTAAGAACCTGTGCTGAAGGTCCGCTTAGATCCATCTTTGGTTGGAACTGTGGAGAATTAGCAAATGGTTGTGCATCTCCAGTTCCAGTTCCAAATGCTTGTAGTTTTCCACTAAGCATTGCATCAATAATTGGTTGGAACTGTGGATCTTGTGCTATATCTGTTGGTATTACTGCTTCTCCAGGCATCAATACTGCAGGAACATTATCTTTTCTTCCACTGCCTGGAACAGATGCTGTTCCTCTAGCAAATTTCTTTGGAGCGCCACCCTTACCTGGCATCATCATGCCTGGGTTTGCTCTAGCAAAGTTTGCGGCTGCTACTGTGGCATCAATATATGCTTGACGAAGTAATCTAACTGCAGATGTTTCTGCTGTAAATGATTGGGTTAATCTTGTGTGTGCCTGGTTAAGAGATGCAGCAACTGTTGCAGCCTCAAGTTGCTCTGCATTCATATATCCAGTTTGCTCTGCAAGAATCTTTGTATTACCACCAAGTTTTAAGAATCCACCACGAAGAGCAAGGAATAGTTTAATAATATTTGCTACACCGTTGGCAAGCAAACCAAATGTCATCAACAATGTTGGACCAATAATTCCAACAAGGGTAGAGGCAATTACAATAAACTTCTTTGTTCCATCTCCAAGGTTGTTAAACTTATCAAGAAGGTTTCCAATAGTTTTAACAATTGGTGTAACTGCTTCAAGGAATGTCTTTCCAATTGGAGCAATTGCTAATTTAAGTTCTTCTACTGCTGATTTAAACTGTGTACCAACAGCATCTTCTACTGTTTTTAATTCTCTTTCTGACAATATTGCAAGTTGTTCAACAGATGCTCCAGCAAGTTGTAGTACCTTGCTTGCTTGTGTACCGTCTTTAGTTACGTTCTGAAATAGTGTAGACAAACGTGAAAATTGAAACTTACCAAATAACTGTTCAATTGCACGAGCACGATTAAGAGGATCAAGTGTATCAAGCGCTCTTGCAAAGTCAATAACTGTTTGTCTTACATTTCCTTGATTTCCTTCAACGATTGCCTTAATATTAATTCCATATCCCGCAAGCATTTCAGATGCTTTTTTAGTTGGATTAATTAATGATGCTAAACCAGACTTAAGTGCGTTAGCACCTTCTGATGCATTAATTCCACCTTCCTTCATTGCTGTTAGGAAGAATGCTAAATCTTCTACATCTCCGCCAAGTTGCTGTACAACTGGTCCAGCCTTTGGAATTGCAATTGTTAAATCTTCAATAGATACAACAGTTTGGTTTTCAACTGCGTTAAGGAAGTTAATCTTTTTTGCTAAATCTTCTGCTGCTATACCAAATGCATTTGTAATTGATATAGTTGTTTCTAGGGCTTGTGTTTGTTCTACCCCGCCAAGAACAGCAAGTCTATTTGCTTCTGCTACTTGTGCAGTAAGGTCCGCACCCTGTTTACCCATTGCTGCAGCCTGTGAAGCAAGTTCCATAGTCTTAACTGCAGAAACTCCATATTTTGTAAACTCTTTAGCAAGAGCCTCAATATCTGCAAGAGCCTTAGTTGTTTGATCTGTTGTTGTAAACATGTCACCATAAACACGCTTAAACTTAATAGCCTGTGCTTCAAGATCCATAAATGTTTTTGCTGCTGCTGTACCAAAATATGCAAGTGGTACTGTAAATCCAACCATCAACTGGCGACCAGCCCACTGGGTATTCTTACCAAAGTTTAGAAGATTGGTAGAACCCTGCTTAACTAACTGATTAAATAATGCTTGTTTCTGTGCTGCTAAGGCTGTTGTTGTGGCGTAATCATTCATATCCAATGTTCTTGGTGTGATTGCCATTGCCTTCATTGCACCAGATGCATCACGACCCATCTTAATATATTGAGTCTGCATCTTCTTGACACGCTCTTCGGCTACCTTGCCAATTGTGTCAAACTCTTGTCTAAATAACTTTCCGAATGTCTTAGTAGATCCGCCTGCATAACGGAAATACTCACGCATAGAGAGTTTATTTTTCTCCAGTGCGTGAGTAAACGACTCCGTTGAAGTTCTTACCAACCCCATCTGGGCAGAGAATTTGCCAGTGGCATTAATAGCGTTTAAAAGATTAGTCTGTAGATTCTTTTGTGCTGCTGCTGAGGCTGCACTATTCTTTGCTACAGAAGAATGGAAGTTGGCTAATTGACGCTGTAAGTTTTTAAGTTCTGCCAGTGCCGCTGACGTATCAATATGTACGCCAATATTAGCATTTACATCAGCCATTCATTTACACCTCTTTTAAGTATTAGTTGTTTGCAAGTACTGTATTTAAAAGAGTATTTGCGTCTGTTAGTTTAACTCCAGAAGCGGCTTCAATAACTTTGTAAACTGTTGGGAGATCTAGGATCTCTTCTAGTTTGTTGATATCTTTAGACAGGTCTGGACTGTACTGCTCCATTGCAATTTGTACACATTCAATAAGAAGAGTCATTGACTTCTCGTTATCTTCTGCCACCCCTGCTACTTGTTCGAACTTCTTCATAAATGGACGGAGCAAAGAGATCTTAAGTGGACGTACCTTAATCTTTGAGCCATCCATAAGGGTAAGTTCTGTGCCCTCATGTACGGTTGTTGCCATGTATTTCCTCCTATATAGGTTAACTCAATTATAGCATAAACAGGCTATTTTGTTAAGTTTTCGTAATCTAATCCCATTCCAATACCAAACCCTAACTTCTGGGCTTTAGGTCCTTGTAAGGATAGAATATCATTTGAATCGTTGGTCTGACCTTTACTAAATACTCTTGCTTTCATGTCTTCCCATTCCTGCTGCCCCTTGCCTTTTCCAGACTCTGCATCTAGGTCAACTCCTTGAATAGCAGCCATAAATTTCTTTTCTGCATAATCTAATTCTCTACTTACCTCTAGTGTTGCCATGAGTTCTGGCATAGATAGTGATAATTCTAATTCATGATAGTCTTTCCAAATACCCAACAAAAATACCTCTGACTCTAATTTAGCAAGGTCTAGGTCATCCCAACTAGAACCGCTTTCTACAGCCTGATCTTTTACTGGCTCTTCAGATTTTTTGTTAATTCTAATTCCAGCAGATACATCTAAAACCTTATAAATTGTTGGCATGTCTATGCTATCTTCAACATCTTCTACGCTTCCAGATATTGGTGGATAGTATTGCTTCATACATACACGAACACACTCTACTAGGGCTGCTATGGCTTCATCATCATTTTTAGTTACCTTGACATTTTCAAATGCCTGCATAAATTCACGTAAATACTTAATCTTTAATGGCATTATTTCTAATTCTGTACCATCAAATAAATGTATTATTTCACTTTTATATACTGTAGTTGCCATAGAAATTCTATTCTACCATAAAACAACAAAGCCCACATCCGAAGACATGGGCTCTGATGTATAGTTAAACTATTAAGACAATAGGTCTCCGAAGGTACGATCAACGATCTTACCATATGAGCCTGAAGTATCTTCTGGTAGCAAACGGAATGATACTTCAAACATTGAAGCCTCATCACGCTTTGCTGAAACTGTTACGTTTTCGATTGACAAAGCACGGTATGCTGTGTAGACACGCTCCACGAATGGAGAATCTACGCAATCACCTGTACCAGGACCGACTGCAACAATTCCACGCTCTACTGGACATTCGCCAATATCACCTGCAGATAGGTTCAAGACCTGACCTGAGTGAGTTGACTTTGAACCAGTTAGTTCGTCTGAACTGAATGCCAACGCCAAGAGAAGATTCTCTAGTGTTGCCTCAGCAAAAGCAGTTGCAAGATTAACCTGCATGCCTTGCTTATAAAGTTTTGCAACGTCAAGAATTTGGTCTACCTGGACTTCACCGAAGTCTGGTTGGAACTGCATTTCTAGACCGTTCATGGTGTAACCTACGTTTGTGTAATCCGCATCGTTTGAGAGTGTTTCTCTAAAAGATACTTCTGTGCTAAACGGCTCCAGGGTTGCTGGAGTTAGGGTTGTGTCTGCAACGAAAAGTGCTGCTGCACCAACAATAATGTTGGACGACGTTCCACGACTGTATGCCATATATTCACCTCTTCCTTAAGAATAGATATTAAGTTGTACGGCGTTTGTGTTTCCTCACCATAATTATAACAGCATTTTTATGTGTATCTTTGGGACGTTCCAAGGGTATCTGTAGTATGGTAGTCATACTCTATGACCAATTTATTCAAAAATAGTGTTCGTGCTGAGGCTAACTCGGCTATATCTCTTGCCTCATCTGCCTGATAAACCTTAATATTATGAAACATTACATTTTTAGTAATAGCATTGCCATTTTCATCTTCTATGTCATTAACGGATAGCCAGGCGTTTAGATCTTGGGCTGCTGAATCTTCTCTATCTAGACACTCAATAATTACCCTGGTCGCATCAAAAAGTTTGGTCAAGTCTGGGGCATAAATAAAGTATACAAGTTGCTCTCTTTTATTTCTATAAAATGCATTTGGTCTAAATCTAATAAGCCTATCAAACATAACTACTATAGCATTTGGGTTATTTTTAATATAAACGCTATCATTATAAATGTCTTCTATATTAATTGGGCTTTGTGCTGGGAAAAATGGTTGAAATGGGTTAGGTCCATCTGGAATCAAACCAAACTCTTTTAACTCGCTGTTTATATAAGCATTAAGAAATGTTGGGGGGAAGCCAGTCTGAGCATAAGTATTTAAAGTCATAGGTCTATTCTACACCAATCTTTGCATTTGCTATCCACCTAAATCCAGTATCGACTCCTTTAGATTTACCCAGTTTTGATCCAGCCTTAAAGTTCTTCTTATATAGAACTGGCTTCTTTATATAATCGTAAATTCCACTAGCACGTAAAAATGATTGCTTAAAATATTTAAGAATAAACCCATCTATTGTTCTTTCAAATGATCCAGCAACATACTCTCCGCCTGGGTTTCTCACTGTTACTGGATTCTTGGTAAAGATAGTCTCTCCGCCTTGTTCAAAAACCAATACTGAAGATTTCTTGGGTGTTATAGTTACTGGTATGCCGTTTTCCATAATGCTTGCTTTATTATAAAATGGAACATTTGAATCTTCTTTTAATGTTCTAGATTGTCTAAACTTTGAGTTAAATGTTAAACCAAGATTACTAACTGTATAGTCTATGTCAAATAGTCTTGCGCTAGGGCTTCCTGTTTGGTACCACTCGTACACATGGTGTAGGGCATTAGGATTACCTTTAGCAGAAACATCTACATATGCAGCCATTGCTTGTATTGTTCCTGCACCAAGATTTTTTAAAAATACTGACTTACCTTTTTGCACACCATCTAAAAATCCCATAGAGTATTTAATAATATTACCAACCTGAGATTCAAATTGTTTTGAGTTTGTTGTTATTCTCATTAGTCACTCACTGTTTGATTCTCTGTCCTACGCCAGAGCATCTTAAAATATTCGACACTTCCAAAAGGTCCTAGGAAAGGCTCTACTGTAGCCATTTCGTAAATGGTTCCTCTTCCTGCTCTAGCCCCTGCAGTCTCTTTATAAATAATATCATCATTAGCACTTCTTATGTTTGTAACTAGAATATTTGTAATAGCGTTTTCAGAATTTGTAGATGATATTCTTGGATCATTTTTTGTTCTGGCAATTAGTTTATTTTCATACTGTAAAAATGTTTCAGGCTTAATATCTTCTGTTCCTGCACCACCAACATTTGTTGCGTTGCATATAATTGTTCTGTCAAATACCCAATCTTTTGTAGCCTGACCATATTGGGTTTGTTTAATTATTGGGTAGTAGATATCAGCCTTCATCGGGTACATGAAATCTGTTTCTGGACAGCATTCCATTATAAGACTCCTGGACGGATAATCGTTTCTACGTATTTATCTAATATCTTGTCAACCAGAATATTGCCAGTGCCGTCTATCATTCTCTTATCGTATTCAATCTTAAACTGGTCTGTGCTATAGTTTTTAATATATCTCTTATAGTAGTCAAGTTTTCCACATTTGATATCTTCAATTAACATTTTTACTGCATCTGTAATATCTGATGGGACTACCTTATATCCAGTTTCTAACAAAAAGATATAGTCAGTTCCTTCTGGAAACGCTACGGCTGGGACTATAGTCTGAACATTGCCACTATCCTCTGTATCAAAAAGACTAATTGAGTCTGAAGGCGCTACAGGAATACTTGGGTATTTTCTTTCTGCACGGTTCATAGCATCTGTTGTTTCAATTGGGTCTTTTGTAATAGCAGACTTATCTTTAGTAATTATATAGTTATAAGATTTTAAGGCTGGACCATTAACTGTATCGCTAAGGTCATAAACTAACTCTGCATTTTCGTATGCCTTTAAAATCTTATGTGTTCTTTTCCAAAGTGGTACATAGTCTGTACCTTGACCGACAACCTCTAGATATGTTCTATCATAATAGAAACCACCAGTTATTGCGTCAATGATTGCTCTTGCAAGGCTTTCATATTCTGTGTATGCAGCAATATCTGTTGCTGTTCCAGAAGTGGCTAATGTAGTTGGGTTTACATATGGTCTAGCAACATCTAAGTTATCTTCAACTACAATATCTCCACGCTCTCCATCAACATCCTCATAGATGCTAAGGGCATAGGATTTATCATACTTCACAAAGTCTCCAGTTAAAGAATATGTAAGTTGAGAATTTGCATTAGAGGTTATGAACTCCTCTACTTCTGTTTGTTCTGCAACATCCTCAATAACCAAAATATAGTCAGCGTTATTATCTGGAACTGTATAAGTAACTGAAAGTGGGTATGGTGGAATTCTTAAAATATTCATGCTTGTTTACCGTAGTATGAGGCTACTTCTTCAGGAGATGCTATTCGCACTAACCTGTGAGTGAGCCACTTTTCCGATGCCTCCTTTGAGACGATGTTATAGCCTACAGTTATAGGCTTAAGGTTATCCATATGTAGGTTTTTATCTGAGTAAATTGCAACCTTCTCTTTTGGATCTTCTGGCTTAACTTCAACGCCATCTATTGTTGGTGGGAAGAATGATGCAATAACTTCTAGAATTTCTAATTTAGTATTTGACCCATATAGATCAATGCCGTTCTTTTTGGCATAGGACTTTAGTTCCATAACGGTTTGCTTTGATAATTGTTCCATTGTTGGTTTCATAAAATCTCCTATGCTTATTTGTAATTATACCAGAAAAGAATAAGGAGGGTAGTTTTTACGCTACCCTCCCTATAAGTGATTGGTTAAATCTTAGGAATCAGCACTATCTGAGTCGACATAAGCGACTGCATCTAGTTCTTCCCATTGGATACCAAAACGTACGAATACTGTGTATTCGATTGTGTCCTTCTTTGCAACGTACTCACGATTTACTGTGATATCACGTTGGAAGCCCCATACACGGTTCTGAGGGAATGTCAAGTCGACATAACCTGCAGGGTAGTAAGGAACCTCAAGAACATCTACACCAAGTACACGAGTTGTACGTGAATTACCAAGTGTTTGTGCAGTTCCATCAAGGAATTCTTGACGGTTTGCCTGTGTGCTACCAATGCGATCTGAGAACGCTGATGAAATAGCATCTGCTAGTGTACCGTTGTTACGAACAATACCAGCAAAAGCGTCAGTACCTGCATAGAACTTAAGGTTTGACTTAAGTGCACGGTACTTGCGTGGCATTGCTAGAAGCAAGCCCTGCATTACTGATGTTGTGTAGTTGTTGTCTGAAACGGTTGCTGCGTACTCGTGTGCGTCGTTTCCGACTGTTCCACGGGTCTGCTTGATAAAGCCAGGCATGATGGAAAGGAAGGCATCTGCGCCTGTTCCTGTACCATTAATTGCAAGGTCTTCGATATCGTTAGCAAATGCATTAGTCATCAAGCGAACTAGATGATCTTCAAGTGCACCGCCTTCAATATTGTCTTCTAGTGCTTCAGTAGAGACTTCCCAATCAAGACGAATCTTCTTGGTTGTCAATTCTACCTTAGTAAAAGTAGCGCCTGCGTTTGTGTAGTCTGGTGCTCCTTGAGCAGCAGCACGGATTACACGTTCTCCAACGTTGACCTTTTCGATCTCCATTGTGTTAGCACGCATTGTAACTCTACGACCATCTTTGGCGAGAACTGTTGCATCCCACACGTAGTCGATGAAGCGACGAGCCTGCTCTGGTGCTAGAATACCACCTGCAGCGCCAGTTGGGTTTACTGCGTTTGGTCCAGATGTTGATCCGAATGCTGCTGTTGCAGTGTTACCGAGTTGTGATCCTACAGATGATCCTGCAGAGTCTAAACCAGTTGCACTACCAACACCACCAGATACGAAACCGCCCTGAGAGTTAATCTCATTGCCTGCTCCGCCTGATCCAGGGTAGTTCTTTTCTAGATTGTTATTTTGTTCGGACATATTGTTCACCTCCTAGTGATTTTTACCTTAGTTAAATAGGTCGGTTGATGTGAGGAAACGACCGCCCCATAGGGATTTTTGAACCTTGGTAGGCTCAAACTGCACGACCTCGCCTAGATCGCCAGACTTGCGGAAAGCGGTATCTTGCTCTACGGCATCTACTCGCTTGCCAAACTCATTAAAAACTCCCTTGACATTTTTTACCTCATCAGATACGGTCTTAACCTCACCTGATACGGTGTCAAGAGATTTGTGTAGTGCAACAATTTGCTCGTTAAGAGACTTAATAGTTGTTGCAAGATCGCCAAAGGCATTTGTAAGAGAATTCTTGATTTCTGCAACTGCCTCAACAATTGCTTCATCAGACTTTGCTACAACAGTTTCTGTTGCAACAACTTCTCCCTCTTCTGTTTTTTCGACAGAAGAATCTGCACTACCATCATCTGACTTGGCAACTGCAAGTTCTTCAACTGCTGGTGCTTCGTCAACGACTGCAGGAGTTTCTACAACTTCTGCTGGCTGTGCCTCTGGAGCGACCTGAACTTCTTCAACTGCAGCATCAACTGCTGTTTCTGTTGTTTCATTCATAGGACTAACCTCCTTTGTAATCTTAATTGTACTAATGCCTTTAGCACTATCAACTAAGAACTTTATCATTTCTGCTTTTTCATTATCATTCTTTTCAACAAAACCAATGTTTTTCATTTGCTTTTCAGTAACTGGGTGTGAAACTGTTTCTGCATCTGATAGGATAACCATTCCTGATTCTTGATCATAAAAAATATTTTCTGTATCTACCTTTGAAATCAAACCACCAAGAACATTGTGACCATCTTGTTTTTCAATTGATACAATATTTGCAAACTGATTTGCAGGGGAGTCAACTAATGAGAGTTCAAAAAGATCATATTCCTTGATAACACGAATTGTCTTATCCATCTCTTCATTAAATGCATCATCCCAGGTCTTGATGTTTCCACCAATAGAGAATCCTGTGTAAGTTCCATCTAGAACTTTCTCCCAGGCATCCTGTGCACCCTTTGAAACATACGCTGAAACGTATACTCCACTATAAAACTTTTTTGTACTTGGATCGAAGTAACGATCTTCTTTAAAAGAAACAATCTTACCAACTGCTGAAGGCTGGTGCATCTCACGTAGATTTCCACGGAAGTTCTTAAATGCATTTATACTAGACTCTGTGGTTACGATATCGCCCTGCTTATCAATATTATCAAGAGTAGCAAAACCTGACACCATACGGCGCTCAATATCAACTTTTCCAATAGGCATTGATAGACGAACATTGTCGCCATCAGTCACCCAATGAGCCTTATTTATTAACATATCGATACCATTATACCAAACATTTTCAACGTTATCTCA